GGTAGTGGAAGTGCTCCTACTTACTATTCTTCTATAATAAACGGAAAACCTGCTATGTATTTTGGTTCGGGTCAAATACTTACAACAAGTTCTCTAACACCATCTACCACAACGACATTGACTGTTTTCACTGTGGTTTATTCTACCAGCTACTACTCTGGTTATAAACACTTTTTTACTACTCATGGATTGTGGCAAACTGGTTCAATACACGATTTTACAGCAAATTTTTGCGTATATAACGCTAACTACAATACTGGTTTTACGTTACAAAACAACAATCCTTATATAATAACTATAAATTACACGTCATCAACCACATTTACTGTGAGACTAAATGGTGTGCAATCTATTAACAATACCACTAGTGCTAACCCTTATTATAATATATCACAAATTGACATTGGCAATTGGGATCAAGACAAAGGTGGCAGGCCCTTTAATGGTTACATAGGACAAATGCTTCTTTTCAAGAATTCTCTTTCTTCCGCCGATATGTCGAATATTGAATCCTCTCTCTCCAATAAATGGCAAATACCTATAGGTTCTACACCTGTGATTTCATCGACTAATGTGTTAGGTCTTTAGGTGAGGTCTATATTTTTTACAAAAAATTGAAAAACTTTTTTATTTTGTTCTTGTATGATATTCAACCATAAAATAAACTATATGTAAATGGAGAACGCGCCGCTTGACCCCCCTATTACGAGGTTGGACTTGGGGGCGTTGTCTAGAAACCCGAGTATGATACCTCTGTTGGAAAAATACCCCGAACTGATTTGGATGAGTGCATTGTTCGAGAACCCGAATGCTTATTCATTGATTGCAAAAAACACAGAAAAAATCACGTGGATTGATTGGTGGTCTTTATCGGCCAATCCGTGTGCTATACCGATTCTCGAACAAAACCCAGAAAAAATACATTACAAAGCCTTGTGTAAAAACACCAATGGCGAAGAATTAATGAAACGATACATTGCTAATGGCGGTTCTATTGAAGAGCTGGATTGGAAAGCCTTGTCAGGAAACCCGAGTGCGGTTCCTTTACTAGAGAAATACCCCGAAAAAATTAATTGGGAGGTGTTTTCGGCGAACCCGAATGCGATACCAGTGTTAGAGAAAAATTTTAGAAGGATTTGTTGGAAAACCTTGTCTGGAAACCCAAATGGAATACATTTGTTGGAGAAAAACACAGATAAAATACACTGGAAAACGTTATCTGGAAATCCTAACGGAATACATTTGTTGAAGCGTAATATGGACAAAATAGACTGGAAAACTTTGTCTGGAAACCCGAGAGGCGTTGATTTGTTGGAGAGAAATCGTTCGAAGATTGATTGGGGCGTATTGTCAAGAAACCCAGAGGCGATTCATTTGCTGGAAGAAGGAATAAATAGCCACCCGAAAGAAATAAATTGGTGGTCTTTGAATGCAAATCCTGCGGCGGTTGAACTATTGGAGAGGAAACTGAACATACTGAATTTAAAAGCGTTCTGTAATAACCCGAACGGGATGAATATATTGAGTCAAGTAGCAAAGGTAGCTGTTATGAAGTATAGCCGTGTTTTGCGTAAGGTGTAAATTTTTATATTATCATATAATATGAAAATACAAAAAAATTATATAATATTATTTTTTATTTTGGTTATATTATTGAGTGTTTTTATTTATTACGGTAATTACAATAAGCCTTATATACCTTTAAATATATTTATGACATATTCAAACCCACCTCCCCCAGAATTTAAAAAAAATATGGAAGAAATAGCAAAAAATAACCCAGAATTTCAAGTTTATTTCTTTGATAATGATTTACGAAGAGAATTTATTGAGAGGAATTTTGATATAGATGTTTTAAAATCACACGATAAGCTTATTCCTGGTGCATACAAAGCGGATTTATTTAGGTATTGTATTTTATATAAATATGGAGGAATTTATATGGATATTAAAATGAAATTATTTAATGATTATAAACTTATTAAATTGACGGATAAAGAATATTTTGTAAGAGATATAGAAGAAAGTGGAGGTGGAGTTGCAAATGCAGTTATTGTATCTAATTCGGGGAATCCTATTTTAAAAAAAGCAATCGATGAAATTGTTTTAAATGTTAAAAATGAATTTTATGGAACTAGTCAATTAGAACCGACTGGACCATTGCTGTTCAGAAAGATTTTATCTGAAGAAGAATTATCTAAAATTGAATTAAAATTAATAAAACGTGAAAATGGAGATCATCACATTGTAAAAGGAGAAGAAATAATTTTTTTTATAGATAAAGATTTAGTAAAAATTGTAAAAACCGATTCCGTAATCTCCAATTATATGGCGTTTTGGTCTTCAAAAAATATGTATGATAAAAATATAATTTTTTAGAAATAATCTTTACGGTATTAGTATTCGAGATTATGAATAGTAAAATGGAAATTTCAAGATTATTATTTATCATAATATAAATAATGATTGAAAAAAATATTTTCCAATCATGGAAAACCAAAAATTTAAATGATTTAATACAACAAAAAATAAACTCCTATTTAACTTTAAATCCTGGATATAAATATAAATTATACGATGATAATGATATTGATAAATTTGTTAATGAAAACTACAGCGGTGAAATTGCAAATTGCTTCAATAAATTAAATATTATTGTCGCTAAAGTTGATTTTTGGAGATATTTAATACTTTATAAATATGGTGGTATTTATTTAGATATGGACTCGTCAATTGATAAAAATTTAAATGAATTAATAAACGACGAAGATGAAGCAATTATATCAGTTGAGGGAAACGAAGAAAATTACGTTCAATGGGCGTTGATATTTAAAAAAGGACATCCTATATTGAAGAAAACAATAGAAGTCGTTGTAGAAAATATTAAAAACAACAAATATCCTAACGATATTATTTTTATGACTGGTCCTAGAGCATTTGCAGAAGGGATTAATATATTACATAAAGAATTGTTTGGTAATGAATTAATTCATAAATCAATAAATATGGATACTGATATTACATATAAAACGAATAACTGGTTTTCAAATATATCATATAGAATTTATTCAGTTGATTATAAAGATTTTTTTACATTTAAACACGAACAATCACATCTTTTATATAATGATACTATTCCATGGATGGAAGAAAAAAAAACAAAAAATTTGCTGTCAGAAGAAATAAATTATGACGCAAATGTATCGTCAATTGTACATCGTATATTAATTGCTACAGTATTAGTAACTGGAATTATATCGTTAATATTTTTTTTTTATTCACGAAAACGTAAATATTTACGTCGTTAAATGAATTTTTGCATAAGTTAGATTTTCGAAAAAACGTAAGGAATGTATATTGGTTTCAATTGTGGTATATAACCATTATTTGAGCAGTGAAGTCCAATATTTAAGTGTTAATTTATTCATATCAAATTTTTTACTCTTATAATCTTCTACTGTTTTTGTGAGAAGTTCTTCTGTAACGTCATCCCAATTTGTTACTATTAATACAGGTAAATTATCGTAAAGAGGGTCTAAACCTGATTTCTTTACGATTGGAATACATCCAAGTATTAATGCTTCCCAAGTTCTATGACAATCTAAACCATTTCCATGAGGTGACAGAACAAATGCATATTCTGTTTGTTTTCTGTAAGTTGTTTCTCTGTCTGTTCTATCTTTTTCGTAAAAAACAAGTTCTTTTGGGACTTTATCGTATGCGTCTTGTCTATCTGGATGTCTTTGAATTTGAAAATGAAAATTCGAATAGCATAATAGTTTTCTTTCGTAAAAAGGTTTGGAATGCTTAATAATATCTTTTATCATTTTTTCGTGTTCAATTGGTGTAATCGGGTTACTAATGTCTTGAACACTATGTAAATCCAACCCAATTGGCAATTGAAAAATTTTTGGATGACTGAAAGTGCAATTTTGACAATACCATTTTACGATTTTTTCGGTTTCAATTTGCGGAAGAATATTTTTAAAAAAACTTTCATCCATCGTATCATCACTATCCCCACTAACAATTGTGATTGGTTCTTTTATTTTATTAAAAATATTTATGAAGTTTGATTTTATAGCAGTATTACAAAAATAAACGGTTGAACTTTTCTTTAATGATTCAATTTCATTTATTATATCATCGCAGTTGGCGTTTGTGGATTGTAAATTATTCGATTTTAAGTGACACGATTTCGCAAATCCTCTTGACGATATATAGTGACAATACTCTTCACTTTCGCCAGATTTTTTATGATACAAATAATAAGTTATAATCATTATTAATACTGGTATTATTGCTAAAAATAAATAAAAAATAATTTTACTTATTTTATAATTTACTTTGGTTAGTTTCATATACAATACTTATATTATTCATTTACATTATTTCGATTGTTTTGTAAAAGTATTTTTTTAATTGTATTTGTTGTGCTTAATCCTGATATATAATCATACAAAATTACTTTATTTGCAAATTCTCCACCGATAATATCTTCTTTTTTATAATCACCCCCTTTCACCAATACATTTGGTTCAAGTTCTTTAATAATATTATATGGAGTTGAAGTATTGAAAATTATTATATAATCAATAATACCTAACGATTGCAAAAAATCACATCTTTCTTTGATATGATTGATAGGTCTTTCATTTCCTTTAAGTTCTTTTATTGATTCGTCTGAATTAATACCAACAACTAATACATCACCAAGTTTTTTCGAAAATTGCAACAATTTTAAATGAGCTGAATGAACAATGTCGAAACAACCGTTTGTAAATACAATATTTTTATTATTATTTTTTATCTTTCTTATTTTATCGATTTCGTCATCTGTAATAATCTCATCTACGTAATTAAGTATATCTTCTTTTTGAACTTTGTAATTTCCTATTGTTTCAACCGATTTATTTGCAATATAGTTTGCAATTTTTGAGGATTTTAAAATATCTTTGCTTATTGAAAAGTAATATACCAATACTGAAATAACTACGTCACCACAACCAGTTACATCAATTACTTTTATGTTTTTTTTATTTGTTATATGGTTTGTGATACTATTTACATACAAACCTTCTTTATCCGCCGTTAATACTACTTGATTGCATTTTATTATTTCTTTTATATAATTTAAAATGTCGTAAATATTTTTTTTATTTGTTATGTTCATTCCTTCTTTTAAATTTGGTTTTATACAAAAACAATTTTTGTATTTGGAAATATTTTTTAACTTTGGGTCAATAAACGTATATATGTTATTTTCGTTTGAATAGCGGATGATTGTTTTACAAAGATTTTCAGTAATAACACCTTTATTGTAATCGGAAATAACAATAATATTTACCTCTTGTAAAGAATAAATATAATTTATAATTTCGGTTTCAGTGATTGAATCGATGTCATCCGTTATTTCTGTGTCAGCACGGGACAACAATTCATTTTTTAAAAATGTTCTGTTTTTAACTGTTGTTTTTCTTTCTTCTTTAATAAATAATTTATTTTTTATTTTATTTGTGTCAGTCAATAAATTTTGTAAAACAGTTCCATAGTAATCGTTACCTATAACTGAAATTAATTCAATGTCACATCCCAAGTTATGTAAATTATTAGCAACGTTTGCAGAGCCGCCCAATATGTAATCTGTTTTTTTTATGTTATACAATGGTATTTCTTTTTCTGGACACATCCTGTTTATTTCACAATAATTATTAACATCAATCATAACATCACCTAAAACCAATATTTTCATAATTATTACTCTTTACACTCTTGAATATTTTAAATGGAACAACTTTATATTGTTTCAAATTAATATTCAAGGTTGGGTCTTTGCATACCCCTTGTAAGTTTTGATTTTGGGAACTCGGTTTATAGTGGTTCAAATTTATGGTCACATAATTTTCCTCCACCTTCATCACTTGTAGTTTCAAGACAATCGTTGCAATATAAACCTCTAATATAAACACTACAAAATAATTCAGTTTCCCACTCATTTTTTTCACATATACAACAATATCTTCTGCTTAATTTTTCTTTTAATTTTTCTTTTAATTTTTGTTTTTTTATTTCTCGTTTTTCGTAATATTCTTCACTTTTTGAATATGGATTTTTTTCAGTATATTCCCATAACCATAGTTTTGGTTTATAAATATATAAAAATCTATTATATTTCTTTTTAGGGTGTGATTTACTTTCATGATGTAATCCAATTTTATCACATAATAAATGAATATGTTTTCTTTCTTCTCCATCTAATCCGTTCAAAACAAGTGTGTCCTTATTTATTTGATTTATATGTATCCGTTCAAATAATGGTTTTTTATAATTATTTTCTTCATTATTTATAAATCTTTTGAGTATAGGTAAATACATTTCATTTTTATCAATATCAAATTTACTTTCCAAACTATCCCATAATAATTGATAATAAGGTGAATTATAAATTTCATCTTTATAATTTAACCAATTTTGCCTTATGCTTTCACTTGAAATATTTTTTAAGGTATTCATTATATAATAATAAAAAAATATATTTATATTATTTATATTATATATAAAATTAAGTCAGCATTTTAAATATGCAAAGGTATAAAAGTAATGAAAAAGAAAAAAGAATAATTTATATGTATAATGAATTTCATTTTGGGGATTGTGTTTTTTGTTGTAATATGTTTTCCCATATAAAAAAATATATCGAAGAGAACAATATATTTATTCAATTTTATTGTAATTCTGAAAATATTTCTCAAGTAACCGAATTTAATCAATCCAAAAATATAAGTATTTTTTCTTTAGAAAATAAACCGAACGGCGTAGAAATTTATAATCTTTGGATTGCTAATCCTGAATGTAGTTATAATTTTTATTCTAGAAATAATGACCCTTATGATGTTTTTTTATGTAACTTTTATAATAATTTTTTGGAGAAAATAAATATTCCTATTAAAATTGAAAAACTTTTATATAAAGATGATGACTTATTAACAAGATATAATGATATAAATAGTAGAACAAATAATAAGTATAAAAATATTGATTTTCTTATCGTTAATGGAAAACCGTTAAGCTTTCAATTTGATTATATTAAAGAAGAATGGGATGATTTTATAAAAAAATTAAACGCAAAATATAATGTGGTGACAACAGATAAAGTTGAAGATATTAAATGTACAAGAGATGATGGATTAACATTAAAAGATATAGCTGCAATATCTACAAAAGCAAAGATTATTGTTACGATTGATACAGGACCCGCTGCTGGGTTTTATAACGTATATACTATGGACTATGTCGATAAAATATATATTTTACATAATGAAAATACTTGGGCTTATCCAAAATTTGTTACTACCAGAAGTTTGAGTGAATTGAATTTTTTAACAGAAGGTAATGATGCAGTGTCAAAATTGAATGTGAATGATAATACGGGTTCATACTATTATTGGCTGTTTTTATTTTTGCTGGTTTTGTTTTTTGTTATCTTAATTTTTTACTATTTTTTACAGAAAAAAAATAGAAAACTTTTTTGGTTTGTGAAAAGGTAATTTTACACATTTGCACATTCGAAGCGCACCCTAAATGGGTAACCGAATGTGCAATTGAAACGCGCAATGGTGTAATCTTCTCTAATTCATTGGATGCCCTAAATTCAGTGACTGGAACGTCTAATAATTTACTCTAACATCGTGAGAAGAATGAAAATATTGTATTTCTGTATCATTTAAATAATTTTTTTCTTCAATCAATAGAGATAATATATACCCCCAAATGGGCAAATCACCCCATCTGTTTGAAAAAATACAATTTGTATTTTTTATTTTTTCAATACAATCCATAACAAATTTATTATCACGTATAAATTGTATATTAACAACCATAAAATTAGTGTAAGGACAACGAATATCTTGAAATGATTTATAGGGCGTTATTTTATGTTCTTCAATAAAATTTTCAAAAAATTCTTTCATTCCAACTATATATTCTGGAACATCAATAACACCATAATCACTCATTCTTGCAAAAGCAAAATAAATTTCATTTGACTCATATTTTTGCAACAAATTAGATTCCAAGCGGTGAATAATACAATCCTCGTCGATTCTAATAATATAATTATATTCTTTGCAGTATTCTAAGAATTCAATTGACCAGAAATTACACATATTTTTATACCCTATAGAAAATCTATTAATTGCACCCATTGGTGGGCATTTATCATTAATGGGTTTTTCGTCATAAAAAATAATAGTTTTAAAAATAATTGGCATTTCTGGCGTTTGATTTTGTATGTATTGCTGTTGTTCGTTTGTTATATTTCCTTCGTTAAATAAAACAACATCCATATTTTCTTTATTTGCTAATTTACTGTAATATATGTCATAAATGGCTTTATTTCTATTAATTAATTCTCCATAATTGGCGTTATCGTTATAACCCCTTGTTAAAGCAACAATTGCATTTTTTTTTTCTGTCAATATATCGCTAAACTCCGATATATTTTTTTTATAATAAAATAAAACTAATAAAAATAATATTAAAATGATAATTAATGTTAAAATAACAATGAATTTTCTATATTTCATTTATAGAATCGATAGATAAAATACTTTTGTATATTATTTAGTCACTAACCAAAGAATATTGAAATAATATACCAAAATATTTTACATCTTTTTTTATTTCAACATTCCATTTACACCTTTGCACATTTAAAACGCCCATTTTATATATTTTTATGTAATATATATAAAAATTTTTTACTAATAACACTTTATGAACATTGATGCGTTAATTATTCATAATAAACTATTAGAACAACAAGTCAATGAACTTACTGAAAAATTAAAAAAATACACATGTGCAAAGGTGTAAGATTAATCCCCTTTCCAGATTCGGTAACTATCACTGTCAAAATGTTGTGTTGAAACTTCTAATATTTCTCCGTCTTCCAATGCTATTAATTGGTGTGGTTCCTCCCTTTCGTTTGTTATAACATCACCAATATTTAATATTTCACTTAACTTTGTACCCGTGTCAAGTTCTATCCAAACAAGTACGAATTGTCCTTTTGACACATACCACGTTTCTTTCTTCTTCTTATGATAATGCATCGAAAATCTTTTTCCTTTATTGAAACAAAGGATTTTTCCGCAATATTCTTCGTTGTTTGCAAATATGATTTCTTTTCCCCATCCTTTTTCGACAATTTGACTTTCTTCTTTTTTTGTTTTTGTTGATGTATTGTCTGGTATTGGTAAAATCGAGTCAATATGAAAAGATTTGTCGTCATAGTAAAAGTTATAATCTGGTTTTCCCATTTTCAATTCGTCATATAAAACATTCCATTCTTGTAATTGTTGAATGGTAAGTTCTCTGTGGTCAATTCCTGAAGTGGAGCCTCTGGCTGTCCATATTGTTATGTGATTTCCGTTTGTTTTTAAATGATTTACATAATCGATTCTTTCTTTTATTGGTGTTGAATTATGATAAACTGAATCTATTGTTTTACAGAGGGTATTGTCTAAATCTATAAAATATTTTTTCATAATAATATATTGTTATTTATTATTTACACCGTTCAAAAAACCCTCTCGTGTATTTATATGCCCTATAGGGGGTATTCTTCCAGTAAATATACCAAAATTATACACGATGGGAAATGTTAGTTTGGTTTGTATATTTTTTTTGTTATTTTTTTAATATTTTTTATATAAAATAAATAAGGAAAACTGTAAATAAAATAGATACACGTTACCATAAAAATAAAAATATAAATAAAAAAATAATTTTTGTAATTTTCCATATTTTTGTAATTTTCCATATTTTTGTAATTTTCCATATAATTTAATAGTATTTTTGCACTTTCATCTCTTTCGTTTTTTTTTTGTATATATATTTCTTCTGGTTTTTCTATTTTTGATTTTTCTAATTTATTATTAGTGGTTTCGTCTAATGTATTAGTAAGTGAATAGTGATGATGCTTCGTAATAACATTCGGTAGATATTTAAATCTATTAATTTGTTTTGCAATATCTGATAACCATGTATCACACCAATCCGCAGCAAAATATGGAGGTAACCAATAGCCAAGACATTCAATCCATTTCCTATGAACAAAAGGATGAGTAGCGTGTTCTGTTACGGTAATGCAATCGTCACCATAAACTAGAAGAATCTTATCGTTACAATTTATAAATTCATTACTAATAAGCGTATCCCAAGATTTTGTTGTGAATTCAATATCATCAGCACATAACATTATAATGTCACCAGAACTTAATGAATTATATGCAAAATTCCACATTTGGCAAATATTCATTTTTTCTGTATATTGCGTTATATATTTAATTACGATTGGATAGTCTTTTTTTAATTGTTCAATACACATTATCGTATCATTGTCCTCATTATCATGATATATACAGACTTCTACATTATTTATGTTATCTGCAGTTTCATTAATACTTGAAATTAATCTTTTTAGGTCTTGTGGTCTTTTTCTTGTTGGTAATATTATTGAAAATAACATATAGTATTACAATATATTGTTTTTTATGTAAATGTTGTAATTTTAGGTTTTATTTGTGACTTTTTACTTATTTGTATATCCAAACCGCGCCTAAATGGTTAATATTTTGACTCAAAATAATTGTCAGCCATTGCACTCTTCAATTTTGCAATGGAGTAATTTATTTTCTATATACTCATATACTTCTGCAATTCCGTCTTCTATATTTACTTTTGGTAACCAACCGAGAATTTCAGTCGCCTTACTGTAATCTGCACATCTTCCAAAATCGCCTTCTAAATTATAGTTATCATTATTTATAATTATATTTTTTCCAGATTTTTTTATAATAATTTCGGCAATTTCATTTATTGTATTACAATAGTCTGTTCCTATTTGTATTGGTCCAACATTATATCCATTTTTCATAGATAATATAATAGATTGTGCGGCATCGCTTACATGAATAAAAGACCTTCCTTGATTTCCGCTTCCCCATACTACAAATTTATTGCTGTCAGAATAATTTATTGCTTTTACAATTAAAGATGGTATAACTTGACTTCTTTCGTATATATCACAAGGTGTTCCATAAACATTATGAAATATTAAATTACAACATAATATTTTTGTGCTTTGTTGTAACAATTCTGTTTCGTATAATCCCATTAATTTACTCCATCCATAACTCGTTTCAGGTTGAGCTGGGTATAGCTGGGTTTCTTTTAATTTAGAATTTATTTTTGTTTGTAAGAATTTTGGGAAACAACAAGCTGTGCTAACATATATAAATGCTTTTATATAATCACTACAGTTAAAAACACTATTTATTGTATTTGAATTAATTAATAGATTTTTATTAAATATAAACCATTCATTTTTTAATACGTAATCAATCCCTGCAACAATGTCTGCTAAATGAATAACTGTATCGATATTGTGTTGAATAATAATGTCATTTAGTTTATTTGGTATAGATAAATCAATATTAAAAAAGTTTGTTTCAACGTTTATAAGATTACTTATATTTTCAATATTCCCTCTCCATAAATTATCTACTATAAATATATCATTTTTATCATATTTTTCATCATCTATTAATGACTTTAATAAGTTTGAACCAATCATTCCAGCACCTCCTGTTATAATTATTTTTTTTGGTTGATAACTCATATATTATGTTATAGAAAAATATAAAATAAGAATTATTTTATTGTTAAATTTTTAATTACACACATTTCAATTTTGACCCCAATAGTCGATAATAACACTTGTTATACATTGTATTGTTGTTGATTGCTTTTGTCAGTGTTTTTTCTCCCACGGGTGCAAGTTTGCTGCAATCATATTTACTCATAAATTCACGGACAAGTTGATTGTTTTCATCAAATTGCCCGACACCTTCTTTATACAACACGATTTCCTTGATTCCGTGTTTTTCACAGAACGCATTTTGTAGTTCTGCACTACAGTTATCATATAACATATAATAATTGCCATTGGTAAGGGTTTCTTTTTTCACGTGGTTATCGAGTGCTGCTGGTGAAATATAGCCGTTGAAATGTGCGGCGGTTTTTCTGTCTAAATATACGTTCAATATTTCGGTTTTGGATTCATTCAGTTTGGCGATGTAACCCAGATTTTGGATTTTAGTCTTTTTGGTGGGCTCAATTCGGTGTATTACGTCTGGGGGTAATTCTCTATCCACGAAAAGCCAACGGAACCCGAAATAAATCGTGTTTTCCATAATTGCTTTATTCAAGGATGGACGTTTTATTTTATGGTCTTCCTTCATACATTCCGTCACGGTCTCGTATGTTTTTATGAGTTGCATCGTGTCTGGGTTTATTTTCTGGAGACGGGGTCCTATCGTTGGTAACGGTTCGTTGAATCCAGTGGTCGTTCTCGTCTGCATAGAATTCAGTTTGTTGAGAATTTCTTGGAACGATTTTTCGTGTTTTGTTTGTATATTTTCCAAGTTTTCTATTTTTTTTATTAGAAACTGATTTTGTTTTTTTATGTCATTGAATTCTTCCGAAAAAAGAGTCTTATTGTTGATGCTGTTGATAATATTGTAAGATGCATCTACACTAATGGTTGTGTCTTTTTGTTTGAGTTTTTCACATTCATTTTGTATTTTTTCGATTTCACTGTAGCTATAATACTTGTATGTATTTATGTTGTCGTTTATAATTTGTAACACCATTGCATAAGAAAGTTCTCCACCAATTAAAAATAATTCGTGTTCTGTTTCGTGACCTTCCAACGTGGTAACTTTTTGCGGTCTTATTTTTGGATGCTTATGTAAAAAGCTCTCAAAGTCCTTGGATTTATCTACCAAAAAACAATCCAGCAATAAAACGTCACCGTAATGGTGTTTATGGTCATTGAAACGGTTTCTTACGCCTCTTCTTGATTCACCGATTTTTATAATATATTCTCCGTTTTCAAATGACTTAACCTTTATAATGTAAATAAGAGGACCAGTTGAACCATATTCACTCATAAGAACCTTCTGTTTTTCGGTTTCTGCAGATGTGTGCAGTTTTTTAGTTAGTTCTATTTCTTTTTGTTTTTGATTTTCAATAATTTCTTTTTGTTGTTGTAATTGCATTTTTAGTTCATTGCTTTCTTCTTCTACTGCTTGTTGGAGTAATTCCTCCATTTTCATATAATATTCGTGTATTTCGTGTGCTTTTTTAGTTTGGGATTTAAGACACATAGATTTGAATGTTTTAACTGTAAGCAAAATTGTTTCTTTGTTGTGACCGCCTCGATTATTTTTGTCCTTATTTTCGGTTGAATTGTTTGCTACTGATCCTGCATGAGCAAAGATTTTGGAGTTATTTACGGACGATTTGTTTGCTACTGATCCTGCATGAGCAATAATTCTATAGTCTTTTTTTTCTTCAAAGTTTTTTTCTAAAAGCACTTTACAGTTAGATTTTTGATTAAATCCCAACCATCCCCATACATTATCCAAATCAATAACAAAATCTGTATCTTTGTTATAATTCAAGTAACAATAGAAACTGCTTACGAATAGTTGCTGTTGAAAATCAGTGAAATTCGATTTTATCTTATAGAGTAATTTTGTGTTGTAAGTATTTGAAAGACGTGTAATCGGGTTCTTCTCAATGAGTTCTACAATATTCAACGTATGTGCCATATTGTATATTTATATAACACGTTTTTTCTTTATATTCATTTTGCTTTTATTATATTGGTTTTAATAATAAAATCAATCTTTGCTTTTATATTTTTTTGCTTTTCAATAAAAAAGCAAACTATAAATAATACAAAAAATTGAAAAAACAAAGTAAAAATAATAAATACCATATCTCCATCATGAAGTGTATAGCGATTGACCGTAATAAAAATACTTGCCGTGTATCTCCCTGCGAAAATTCCAGATTCTGTAAGTTTCATCAATATATGAATACATACACAGAAGAAATGCTTTCAAAATTGGAAATATGTTGTGGGTGTAAAAAATCCTTTTATTTCGAAACTGAAACAAAAACGTGTGAAAATTGTAAAAATCGTTCTAAAAATAACCGCGCAAAAGAAAGAGAACAAATTATTATGTGTGCAAAAGATGGATGTAAATTCAAACGTAGCGAAGAGAACAAATATTGTATGAAACATCAAATTGAACTCTTTGTAGATGAAGTCCGTGAAGAAGATAAAAAAATGTGTTTTAACTATATACGCGGTTGTCGTGTAAAGTTGGAAAAAGAATATGGATTTTCGAAATGTCAAGATTGTCTCTCTGTAGATAGAGAAAAAGACAAAATAAAGCGGAATGCCGCCAAAGACCATAACCAGACTGTCGAGAACCCAAACGAGAAAAGCTGTTCTTTATGCTGCAAAGTTCAGCCGATGGAAGAATTCAAGGGTATTCGTAAAGATATAACAGATACGTGTAAGAATTGCAGAGAAAATAACCGAATCCAAGATATGAAACGCGATAAGGAACATCGTAACGAACTTGCCCGTGTCAATGATGCAAAACCTGAAAGAATAGAAGTTAAAAAAGAATGGAAAGAGAACAATTATGAAAAGGTTGCGGAATATTGTATGAATTCACGCCAACATAAATTAGAAAGAGTTGGTGTGGAAGAATATCTAAAAGATAATGCAGAACAAGCAAAGACTTGGAGAGAGAACAATCCTGAAAAACAAAAAGATTTTAATGAAAAAAGACACAACAGTTACGAAACACAATATGATAATTATAGGAGAACCGCAGAATTAAAACAGCTTGAATTTATGATTACATTTGATGAATATAAAGAAATTGTGAAAAATCCGTGTGAATATTGTGGTGTTATACAGGAACGCGGATTCAATGGTGTCGATAGAATTGAAAGCGGAAAAGGATATGTGTTGGATAATTGCGCGAGTTGCTGTAAAATGTGCAATTATATGAAGAATACGCTTAACAAGGATGTATTTATTCGACGTGTAGAACATATTTTAACTTTTAACGGTTTGGTTGAAGGAAATTTATTTCCAGAACTTTTCGGAGAACATCTAACAAGTTGGTCAAAGTATAAAAATTCAGCTTTACGAAAACAAACAGAGTTTCGATTAATTCCTACAGACTTTGAAAAAATTACAGATAACCCGTGTTATATGTGCGGTAAAGAAAATACAAAAACACACAGAAATGGTATTGATAGATTTGATAATAATATTGGTTATGTAATTGAAAACTGTAAGTCTTGTTGTGGTGAGTGTAATTATATGAAAAGAAATTACAGTTATGATGATATGATTGCAAAATTTATTATGATTTATGAAAATAATAAAAACAGAAAAGAGAATTATGAAAAGGAAGAGAGTAATATTTATACAAATATAAAACAAGGTGGAGACAGTAATCAACCAAATATAAATATAGTGTCTTTAGTAAAAGGTAATAAAAAAATTCTAGACCAATTAAAAGATGAAAGGAGAATAAAAAAACAAAACCAACGAGAACAATTAAAGTTGAGATACGGCGATGAAGAATATAAAAGAATACGTGCAAGAGAAATAGCTGAATATAGAAAAAAATGTGACGTAAAAGAATTTATAAAAAGAACACCAGAACAAATTAAAGAAACAACAAGAATTAGACAACAAAGATTTAGAGAAAGACAAACTGAAAAAAAAGATATATCAGAAAATAATATTGAAATAAAAGAAGAAATTGTTCAACCAATTGAAGTTGAACAAAATATAACATTTGAACCTGTTCAATTTAATAAAGTTGAGCAAAATATAGCTGATGAAACTAAATTAAATAAATTAAAAGAAAATAATAGAATTCGAAAACAGAAACAACGTGAAAGAGAACAACAAATTGTTGTTAATGATAAACATAAGAAAACAACTGAAGAAATAAAAGAACAGAATAGATTACGCAAACAAAAACAACGAGAAAGAGAACGACAAGAACAAAATAAAGATTAGTTAATATTATAAGCTGTAAAAAATATAAAATTTATTATTTTTTATATTTTTATATGTGTCACAAAATAATGTCACACTTGTTTATATATACAATTATGTAACGCAAAAAATGTTGGTCTGGCTAGTTACTGTAAGCCACGCCAGCCATTCCTGACATAACGCGGAGAACATTGTAATTGACAGCATAAACACGGACCTTTGCAGTGGCAGTTCCAGCAACGGTAGGGGCTGACAGCACAAGTTGCAGCACGGCGTTATCAATTCTGGAAAAGTTGCAGGACCCACTGGGTTGATGCTCCTCAGGTCTCAAAGCAAAGGAATACACATTGATACCAGTGTCGGGGTTGCGGGTGTGGTGTTGGAACGGCTGCACAACGTCGAAGTATGAACCCTCACGCTCTGAGAAGCGGTCTTGTCCGTTGAGCTGGAGCTTGGCGGTGACCACGGGGTTCTCACCCCAGCAGTGGAGGTCAAGAGCGGTCTCGGCAAGGACGAACGTACCCGCATCGGAGACGAGTGAGCCTTCGTTTCCAGTACCGCCTTGGTTGTTGAATGGGAGTTCGGGGTTAAGAGAACCAGAAGCAAACCAAGATGTTCCAAGAGCGGAGAGGGAAGCGTCCTCAGCACCAGCCATCTGGAAAAGACCAGAAGAGTTGATGAAGGCGTTGTTGTTGGCACCACCACCAGCGCCGAAGGCGCCCGAAACCTCCTTGGGTCCTCCGAAGGCGTGGATAGCGTTGGGAAGAGCATCGATGGAGTCGGTGTAGTTGAAGGGCTGGGCACCAAGAGCGCGGTAAAGGATACCGCCAGCATCTAGGGAGGAGCAGTAATCAACGTTGGCATCAGGCTGAACAACCCAGATGAGTTCCTTGCAAGGGTGGTTGAAATTAAGCTTTATCTTGTTACTACTGCTACCGACCGACTCGTCGCCCGTAAATTGAACTTGTTCTATCAAATATTCGTGGGGGTTCTGCGCCATCTTTCTGCGTTCATCAGTGTCGAGGAAAATGTAATCGACGTAGAGGGAAGCAGCAACAAGGGATTGCTGGTAAGCAAGGGTGGCAGAGACGGAACCAGCGGAAGGGGAGGCAGTGAGGGTCTTGACCGCCCAGAGAACCTCACCGATGGGGCGGAAATCAATGTTGATCTTGACTTCGTGGTACTGTACGAACCACTTATACCCTCTCTTTCGAGATATTTATCAGCATTCTCATAATATCAACATTTATTTATTATACGAGAATTATGCTGGGGACTAGAATTTACCTTAAGTTATCACCGAGGTTGATTAGACCTCTCAAACCCACTATCATCAATTCGTTGAGCCTTCTCCATATCCTTATCATAGCGGAATTAGGAGCTTGGTTGCGGATTGTCTATTTTTGGTGTTTTTACACCATCATACGGAGCATTTTTACCATACTTGAGTTCTATTCTCAACCACCGTAAAGTTTCCAATACGGTTTGGTAGCTACGTCTTTAAGAGTTTCCCGCAGTTTGGTAGTGTTGCCACTTGTTGAATTAACAACAAGCAACTAGCATCTGAGAATGATGACCCATAAAGTCATCCCGAGACTCGAACAAATATTTCCCAAAGCAGGGCTCGGATGCTTTGGGTTGGATACTTTTCTGCCCTACAGATTTTAAGGCAATAAGAGGAAGAGCAAGTCCCGGGTTTCTGTTGAACCAGAAAAGAAGGGGGATGTAGAGGGTGGTCTCGGGAAGAGCATTGCGGGGAGCGCAGACTTGGTTGGGGACACCAGTCGAAGCGCAAGGACCAGAGATGTTGGCAAAGGTGGGGTCAGTGATGTAGGTAAGCTGGGTAGTGTTACCAATCATCTTGTAGTATCCACGCTGTTGCTCCTTGGAGAGAGTGATCTGGTTCCAGATGTGGATCCAGTCACCGTATTGGCGGTCAATTCTCTGGCCACCAATCTCAACCTCAATCTGAGCAATGATCTGCTCTCCTGGGAAATCTAACCAACGGGCATACACTCCCTCATTACCAGCGCTCACGGCAGGGTAGCCAGAAAGCATAGACTGGTTGATCTCGGGAAGAGTCAGCTGAAGGTAAGTGCGGTAAGCAAGGTCACCGTTTCTGCTGATGGTGCAGGTAACGCGGCGGCCGAAATCGGCCTGACCAGAAAAGGTCTGCTCAATGCTCTCCATAGCAAAGTTGGTGTGTCTGCGGTATGAGACCTTCCAGAAGGTGATCTCGGGAGTTCCAGTAAGAAAAACGTCTTGTGCGCCATAAGCGACTAATTGCATAAGTCCTCCAGCCATTTTTCACGGAATTGGATTTATATACTATAGTGAGAAAATAATTTAAAAATCCAAAATTAATTGTTTTTTAAATTATTTTTTTGGTATATTAAAAAACTCCTAAATAAGTAGAATTACATTTTTGCATTTGTAATTGTAACAAATGCAAAAAGATTTGTAAAAAATTGATTTCGATTTCACAAGAAAGATGAAATCATAACCACCAAGTATGACAGTTTGCGAATTCCCCGAGTGTAAAAAGAGTGCTTATTTCAATACGGAAGGAACAAAAATAGGACGGTTCTGTTCAGCCCACAAAGAGAACGGTATGATAAATGTGAAGGACAAACGTTGTTTAACAGAAGGATGTTCTCAAAGACCCAGCTTCAATATTTTAGGAGGAAAACCCTTGTATTGTGGTAGTCATCGGTTGGAAAATATGGTGAATGTAATGACCAAGTTCTGCGAACACGAAGGCTGTCTTATTACACCTGTCTATAACACCC